ATGGCCTGTTTATACCCCAAAACGAGTCGATAAGTCATGATTAGTGATGATCAGGTCATCATTGATGGACATACGGCTGAAACAGGCTCAGATCGGCCCACATCGGTTTTTTTGCCGGTAACAGCTCCACGAATCCACTCACCGCTCAATGATTTGCCTTCACGCGGCTTTGAACTGATCGATTTTGCTGAGCAGATCATCCCGGGCGGCTTTATGCCTTGGCAAAAATGGCTGGCCGAGCACAGTTTGAAAATCAAAAGTGATGGCCGCTATTTCCATCCGGTAACTGTGGCCAGCGTGGCACGCCAAAATGGAAAGAGCACTTACATGATGGCTAGAATTATGATGGGTCTTTTCCATTGGGATGAATCGTTGCAAGTCTCCACAGCTCACCGGCTGGTCACATCGCTGGAGCAATTTCGGGCCATTGTGCAGATTATCGAGGAAAACGCGGATTTGGCCAATCAAGTAAAGCGCATCCGCTGGCAACATGGAGCCGAAGAAATTCAAACACTCAAAGGAAATCGATTTATCATCAAAGCTGGTGGATCGGCAGCTCGTGGATTGAGCAAACCGGAAACTGTGCACATGGATGAAATCCGGGAAATGCATGACATGGAAACATTTGCATCGATGCGCTATACCTTGATGGCCGCCAAAAATCCACAGGTGAATTGCTTTTCCACGGCCGGTGATTCACACTCAATTGTTTTGAACCAATTGCGCGAGCGCGGATTAGCAGCTGCGGCTGGTGGGTCTGATGATGTGGGCTATTTTGAGTGGTCGGCACCAACCGATGAGATTTCATTGGAAAATGCAGCTTTTGCCAATCCGGGCCTCAACATAACGATTCACCCGGATAACATCCGAGCCGTTTTTAATGATCCTCCCGATGTCGTTATGACGGAGGTCTTAAATCGATGGGTGCAGACAATCTCAAGTGTTATCGGTGCCAAAGAGTGGCAAGCTTGTGGCGATGAGTCGGTTGATCTTGATGAGGACAAGCTTACATGGATGGCGATTGATATTTCACCGGACAGAAAACACGCCTCATTAGTTGGGGCCCAAAAACTCGGATCAGAGACTTTTGTGATCAAGCTGTTGCATACATGGGAAAACACAATCCAGCTTGATGATCGAGCAATTGCCAATGATGCAGCCTCATATTGCCGAAAGTATCCAATTGAGTATTTGCTTTACTCAAGGCGCACAACCGGAGCCGTTGCCGCGCGTATGCAGCCGGCCGGCATCCCAATCCATGACATGGACAGCGATTATCCACAAAGTTGCGATGAGCTTTTGGGAGCGATCAATTCGGGCAGACTCAAGCACCGAAATCAATCATCACTCACAGAGCAAATGCTTTCAGCTGTGCAATTGCGTAGAGGCGATGGCGGTTGGGTCATAGGAAGGCGTGCCTCACAAACGAGTGTGACCGCTGCCGTAGCAGCCGCGCTTTGTACTCACTTTGCGACACGCCCAGAAAACGAAATCGACATTTTAGTGGGTTGATGCTTGACATTTTGAGAAAATACTCTCATGGGATTATTTGACCGAAAGCGCACCATTGAAACAGTCGTGCAATCGCGCGGTGCTGACATAGCTGCACAGATCGGCCCGGCACCAACACTGGATGCATTTTTTCCATTTGGTGGAGCCGATTACATTGCAAGCCGTGAGGAAGCAATGAGTGTGCCGGCAATTGCTCGTGCACGAAACATGATTTGCAATTCGATTGCCACGATTCCTTTGATTACACGCGATAAAGACACAGGTGCAATTGTTGATCAACCTGTTGTGATTTCTGATCCAGACAAGCGAGTACCAGGAGCAGCATCATGGGTGTGGGCGTGTGAGGATTTACTTTTCACGGGATTTTCATATTTCCAAATAATTGATTTATTTGCAGACACAGGCCGAGTGCGCCAAATGTGGCGCGTTGCTCCCAATCGCGTTGGCGTTTTCTTAAATTCAATCGGCACGCAGATTGAGTATTACACAGTCGATGGATCGCGTGTGCCAATGTCAGGTGTCGGATCACTCGTGGTGTTTTATGGCAACGATGAAGGATTATTGAACCGCGCCGGTCGCACAATCCGTGCAGGTGCAGAGCTTGAAAGAGCTGCCGCAATGTATGCACGCGAACCGGTGCCATCAATGGTTTTGAAATCAAATGGCACAGCATTGCCAGCTGATCGCATTGCAAAACTTTTGGATGCATGGGGCGCAGCTCGTAGAAATCGCGGCACAGCGTTTCTCAATGCCGATGTTGAATTGACAACAGTTGGATTTACACCGGAGCAAATTGGCTTGAACGCTGCACGCGATATCATTGCCACCGAATTAGCAAGAGCCGTGGGAATTCCGGCATACTTTATTGATGCGCCGACTGGATCATCCATGACATATGCAAACGCCCAAACGGCGCGTCAAACTCTTTTGGATTTCTCATTGCTGCCGCTGATGAACAGCATTAGCAGCAGGTTATCCATGCCAGATTTTACGCCATCAACACAGCGCGTGGAATTTGATTTGAAGGCATATTTGCGCGGATCAGAAAAAGAGCGTGCAGATATTTACAAGATTTTATTTGACATCGGGGCTATCACCACCGATGAAATTAGACAAATGGAGGACATGATCTCATGAAGCTGACAACACCAATGCAAATCACAGCAGCTGATTCCGATTCACGCACAATCACCGGCCGCATTGTTGCTTTCAATGAGCACGCAAATGCATCAACCGGCAAGGTTGTTTTTGCTCGCGGATCAATCCAGCCACAGGATGTTTTTTTGAATCTCGAACATGACAATACTCGCAGAATTGGGCGCAGCGTTGCAATGTCTGTAAATGACAAAGAAATGACAGCGACTTTCAAAATTGCTAACACAACAGCCGGCACCGATGCACTTACAGAGGCAATGGAAGGCTTACGCGATGGATTCTCAATTGAATTGGCCGTGGACAATTATGAAATGCAAAAAGATGGCACCATGAAGGTGCTCAATGGGCAGCTCACAGCTGTCGCTTTGGTTACTGAACCGGCCGTGCGATCTGCACGCGTTTCTGAGGTAGCCGCATCGGAAGATTCTGAAACTGAAACAGTTACAGATACAACAAACCCAAATGAAGGAGACAAAGTGGAAAACACTACCGAACAAGTCACCGCTCCTGCCGTTGAACCGGTAGCAGCTCCAGAAGTCGCCGCACCTGTACAGGCATCACGCCCGGCTTACTACACATCACCACGCTCACCAATTGTGGACAAGGTTTCTTACCTTGAGCACTACCTCAAGGCAAGCATTTTGCATGATGAGGATTCACGCCAATATGTAAAGGCAGCTGACAACACAACATCGACAGCACCGGGCATGGTTCCAACACCACAAAGCACACAGGTTGTCAATGCGCTTGCAAATGCTGATCGTGGGTGCATCGATGGAATCAGCCGCGAAACTTTAGTTTCAGAAGGCATGACCTTTGAAATTCCTCGTGTCACAGCTGTTCCAACAGTTTTGCCAATCAATGAGAACGATGCAATTGCAGAATCATCACTTTCAGCAACTTACCTCAGCGTAACTGTTCAGCCTTTCAAAGGCCGCGCAATTTCAACTGTTGAATTGATCGACCGCAGCCGTCCAGAGTACCTAACAGCATTGCTCCAGAATCTTGAATTTGCATACGCAAAAGAGACAGATGAGTATGCTCTTGCAGCACTTAACACAGCCGGTGGCGTAACAGCTCAAGCAGCTAACACAGCAGCCGGATTCCTTGGTTACACATCAAAGGCTTGTGCCGATGTTTATGGTTCATCACTCGGATTTGCTCGTTCATTGATCGTCTCACCAACACAATGGGGAAACATCATGGGTTACAACGACAATGGCGCTCCTCTTTACAATGCAGCACAGCCATCAAACGCAGCTGGAAATGTTCGCGGTGACAGCCTACGCGGTGTAGTTTCACCGGGCTTGAACCTTTATGTTTCACGCTCATTTGGAAATGCTGGAACAACAACAGCTGATGGCGATCTATCAATGGTCGTTGTTAATCCAGATTCATACACATGGTACGAATCTCCACGCTTTACGCTACGCACCAACATCAACAGCGATGGAACCATTGACATCCTGTATTACGGATACGGCGCACTAGCTGCAAAGGTTCCAAACGGAGCACGCTTTAACAACCTCGCATAAATAAATCAATCATCGGTAGCGGTCGCTCCCGAACGCTAACGATACGAAAGGAACCGAGATGCCAGCAATAGTTACAGCCTCGCAGCTGAGAGCGATTCTTGGTGTCTCGGTTTCTTTGTATAGTGATGCTCAGCTCGATTCTTACATAGATTCGGCTGAACAAACTATTTTGCCTTTACTTACGCAATACCAATCATCGGTGACTTTTGCCAATGTGGATGAATCCGTCATTTATTTCACCACAATGCGGCCAAATTATTTTGTGCCGGGTCAATCTGTTGTTGTTACCGGGGCCGGAGCTTACAGCGCGACTTATACAGTCACCGATGATCGGATTGAGCCTTACACATTTACAGCTGCAACCAATGCGGCTAATCGTGATTATCCGTTGCCATTTATTCCAGCGGCAACAGCAACATTGAGCGGTGGATCAGCGGCAGCTTTGTACGCAAATACACCACCAATTGAAAACGCAATTTTGGTTGTGGCGGTTGAGATTTTTCAGAGCATTACAGCTCCCGGCAACCAAATCATGTCAGACAATTTTCAGCCGTCACCATTTATTCTTGGCCGCAGCTTGAGCAACAGAGTCATCGGCCTCTTAGGCCCGTTTCTTGATGTCGAAACGATGTGTCAATGAGTATCGAATCAGCAATCCGCACACCATTGAAAACTGCACTTTCAGGCATTGCTGCCAATGTGTACAACGGCATCCCGGAAACAATGACAAGCCCATCAATTTGCTTGATTCCGGATGCGCCATATTTGGAAAGCGTTTTAATCAATGGCGCAACAACTAAGGTCAAAGTCAATCTAACTGTGACGGGTGTTGTGGGTTATGCCAACAACGCGGCAGCTTTAGACAATCTTGAAACATTGATGATCAGCATCATCAGCGCAATGCCGAGCGGTTATGAAGTCGGCAATGTCAATCAACCACAACCATTGGAAGTCGGTGCGGGCAAATACCTCACAGCCGATTTACAAGTAAGCACCTACTACACCAACTAAGGAGAAATCATGCCAACAACAATCGTGACCGGCAGAGACATCACATTTACCATTGATGGTGATTCGTATGATGCTCAGGCCACATCAGCA